TAAACAATCGTTTTAACGCCATCTTTTTCAATTGTGAGGGTATCAATCGTTTTTGTGGTGAAAGTGTCTGTAATGGTCACAGAATCGCGTACAAATAGCGTATCGATGGTGTGGGTGGTTGTTTGTGCCATTGCGGGGTTCTTTTTGATGGCTTGTTTCAAATGATACTCCGCAGAACACCCCGTCAAAATGAACAAAAGTGTTAATAATTTACCACCTTTGGAAAACAAATCACAATTGGCGGGTTTCACGATTTTCAATTCCGTGAAGTATTTGGTCAATTTCTTGACCTTTTCATCTTTGGGTTTGTATGTCTTTTTTACAAATTCCATGTAACGTAGTTGGATGGGTTTGTATTGGGGTATTCACCCGCTTGTTGATCCTCCGTGTATTGACTGAACAATTGTGGGTAGTAACTCAAATAATCCACAACCCTACGGCGATAAGTTTCCGCGATGTTTCTTTGGCGTTGAACCAATGAATCCAATTCGCTTTTATCTGGCAAGGTGGTGTTTTCGGGTGAGTTACGCAAAATACCCGCATTGGTTACCTCATAACCATGGAACAACAACAAATCGGCCATGGCGTAATGAATCAACATCGGTTGTACATAGTGCGAAACCAAAGTTTGATAATTGCCCGTCAATGTGTTGTTTTCAACCTGGGTTAAAATGTACCGATACAATTTTGTTCCCAACAATTCTTGAACTTGAATATCTTGGGCGATTTTCACGAATGGATAGATTTTGTCTACATCCACATTACCACCCAATTGGGTATACTTAAAAATCAACTCTTTGTCGATTAATAGAATATCATCGTTTGCGTACATCTTATTTGTTTTTTAATGAACCTTTGTTTGGCATATCAATCGGTCTTGTTTTGGCAGTATCCCACCCGCTTGGTGAAAATGGTACACCCGCTTTGTCCGCTGATTTGTTTGAAACCTCGTTATAATTTTCCAAGTTTCTATTTTCCCCCGTTTCACCAGGTTGTTTTGGAAGGAATTTACCTTTGATTTGTTTTCTTCTAAATGTCAATCGTTCCCATCTGTGGTGGCAATTAACACCGCCTTTGTATTTCCAAATTGAATAGGTTGATTCACCTTGTGGTGCGAATTGTCCGTTGACCCCCGCATCACCCATGGCAATGATATCTTCACGGCGATAAATCACTCCCCCTTTGGATTCCTCAACCATTGCAGTACAAAACTGCCGTGAATTGTTGGATACGAAATTAGGGCCGTAGCGATAACGGATTTTGTAAACCCCTTTATCATCATCACTTTTTTTATTGGGGTTTTCATACGCAAGGTTAAATTTCAATTCTTCATCGGCATCGGTAACCTCCGTAACATCAACCAATTCCCATTCCTCATCGTTGTTTACCTCACCCTTATCCTTCAAATGTTCCAACCACGAATTTTCATCCTCGATGGTCATATCCTTTCCTTCAAAATACGAATAACAAATTGCCGTGGCTTGGTCGGTGTCTTTGCCCTCACGAACTACAATCGGAATGCAACGCCCCAAAAAATCATCTTTGGATTCACCCGCATTGGGCTTCACCAATTCAATCTTTTTTTTTTCGGATGACAATGATACGCCCGTTTCTTCCTCACGGGTTTCATCATCAATGATGTTGCCACTCAAATCCGTGAATTCAAGGGGTTGTAAGGTCTTGAAATACAGATTCAAATTATACCCATTAAAGTTCAATACCTTGGTAACGGCATCAATAATCAATCGTTGAAATGGTCGTACCACAACATTATCAAACAAGATTGATGCGGTTTTCATTTCATCGGCATTATTCCCGAATCCACTATTGTCTTTAATACCCAAAAGCATTGGTGAAACAACGCGGTGCGATACCATGATTTTTTGCATGGCTTCACCACTCAAAAATTGATATTGATTGTGGGCATCGCTCAATTGAACGGGCGTGATATCCGCTTTGGAATCTTGACCATCGTTCCATGAAATGATAAATCTTCCCGCATTGGATGAACCACCAAACTTTTGTTTAATTTGGGCTTCAACTGTGTCTTTAACCTCGGCGGGTGGTTGCCCATTGTTGAAGTTTATCAACATTGAAGGGGCCAAACCATTCATGATGTTGTTGATGTGGAAATTGGAAATCTCCGCTTCCAAGTTGGCATATTGCGTACCTCCTTGGTAGTCCACGGGTGCGAAGTAAAACGAACCCGTTGAATATGGTTTGATTGTAAGGATACATTCGTTTGCGTTTTGGTCGTAACCAAATGCCCTAAACTCAATTGGCGTATGGCCACGCTTCAAATTCGCCCAATCTGGGCAATAATAATACTTTTCAATTTCCCCCTTTTCGTTACATTTTGCGGGGCGAAGGGTTTGTTGCGGGAAGTGTTTGGCTTGTACATACTTTTTGCGATCCTTTGACTTCACCAATTGAAACGATGCTTGGCCCAACATTTTCAAATCCATGGCAATGGCACGGATGCAATCGTTGGAAAACATTTTTTTGAATTCAATGTATCCCGCCAAATCCCGTGATGCCTTTGTTACTTCCAACCCCTTACCAAAGATTTGGTCAACTGTGCCTTTGATACACGCATTGTTGGTTGGGCTTGAATGGTACAAATCAATCAAATATTGGTAATAATTGTTATCATCGCCATATTGCACCCAATCTTTGTTCTTTTGCTCAATGATGGATGGTGCGGTGTATGATTGAAGTTGTATAAATTCTAAACTCATAATGTTTTCCAATTAGGTGTACCAGGTGCGGTCGTTGTAAACTGCTTCCAAGTGTTGTAAATGTTTGTTGTTCCCGTAATCCAATATCCCAATACCTCCCACATCAATACATTGCCGTTGTAAACCCTAAACAACAATTCATCGGTATTCTTTGCCACCGCATCAATTGATGTAAGGTTAGGCAATGCCATGGTGATGAATGAATAGGATTTGTTACAAGCGGTTGTGGTTGATACCATTGTTTTGGTTGGCTTGTGCCATACCTCAATGATTGCAGTCGATACGCCTTCAAAATCCACAAATGGTGTGAATGTGATGTTGGTGGATGTATCGTTGATGTGCATACCTACAAAACGCCATTAATCGTTTTTGTTACAAATGAAAAACCCCCACCAATCGGTGAGGGCTTACATAACTATAAATCCAATCTAAATTAAGCCGCTAATACGGGGGTAACTACACTTGAAATCTCCGAATAGTTATCGGCATCTACGGGTGCGGGTGGGTTTGGTTCACTTGACATGAAAGTCAAAGTGTTCAAACGGGCATCACCCATTTGTACGCCCCATGCACTTGAACCACCATTGGCATCACAACCAAGGGTTTCACCAATCAACCAGAATTGGTCGTTTCTATCCCAAACGATGATTTGCCATCTTCCCTGGGTTAAAACTTTCAATTGATCCATGTCGGCATCGCCCGTTGCGGGTGTTTTTCCGCTTGGTTTGAATGACAAAGTGAAGGTGGTTTCGTATGCTGATGTTCCGTTATCACGCGAAGCAATCACGGCGGTTTCCAAAGTTGACAAACCCTTCAACTCCCAAAAAGGTGCTGATAATGGGGTGGTAGTTGTACCATTGTCAATCAATGTAACCAAACCCGTTCCATCCTTGGTAACGCGGTTTGCAAATTCAAATGGTACGAAGAACGCACCTTTCAAACCACCAACGAATTGTTTACATGGTTCGTATCTTCCTAATAATGTTCCACAACTTGGCATATTTTTCTATTTTATATTGTTCAAAAAAAAGGGGTGGGTGTTAGGCCCACCCCGTTATTTTATGTTTTACCTCAAATTAGGTTACATTAATTACAACTTGTTGGGTTGGGTTGGTAGCAATGATACCACCAGTGAAACGCATGATTACACGAACATTCTGTGAACCATCGATATCGCTCATGTCGATAACCTTCACTTCGTTGTAGTCGCTCAACAAACCAGTTCCAAAGTGCAAATCGCTCTTCATACCCAATACACAATCGTAGTCGTTAAGACCAGGACACATTGTAACGGGGATACCTTGGAAGTTCATTGGCTTTTCACCAACATAGAATTGGAAGTTGTAGTTACCAGCAGACAACGCGGCTTGGTATGCTTTCATTGTGGCGGGGCCAACATAGTATTGGTAACCTTCTTTGCCATACAATGCAGCGGGTGAGTAATCCAATGCCTCTTGCAAACGAGCAACAACATTCGATCCACTTGTTGCACCACTGAATGGGCGTACAATTGCAGAGTTATCAATCAAGTAACCTACCATACCATCTTGACCAGCAACGATGGCGGAATCATACCAAAGGTTTGATTTCCAAATACCCAATTCGTTTGCTTGTGCTACTTCGGCAGCGGTTTGGGCCAACATGAATTCTTCAAAAGTTGCGGGAAGTTTCTCAAATGCGCTGAAACCCGCTTGTGCTGATTCCCATGTGGTACGCAATTGGTTTTTGCACAACTGCAAGTTCACTTGCTTTTCAATTGTGGTCAACACATATTCGCCCAATGTTACTGAACTTGAATCGGTGAAATCACAAGTTGCATCGGCGATGCTGATTGAATCTTGGTAGTTACGGATAACTTCTTTGAAAGCCACATTGGGGTGCAATGTGATAAGTTCTTTTGCCAAGGTTTCGCCTGACAACAGAGCAGCCGCAATGTATTTGTTACCAAATAAACCCGCGTAGGTGTTTGGCGATACTGTTGGGCCACTCAAATGGGTTTTGATAAGATTATTTTTCATTTTTT